AAACTCAATGGTCACCGTGACCAATGGTATGTAGACGCTGATTTCGCCCCGCGGGAGCCTGAGACGCCGCTAGACTTTTACTTTGTCGAGATTGATCGTGTCTCCGGTCGCTTCGGCCAGATGACGGATGAGGCATGGGACGAACTGGACCGTTGGGTCGCGGGTCTTACAGTGGAGGACCAGGAGTATATATCCGAGAATACAGGGCTTGGTGAGCGTACACCGACGGAGATGCGATACCTGGAAGATGTGGAGTTGCTGGGACCGTACTGGGATTTGGACAAGCTGTTTCCTCCTGAGCTTGCTGGGCAGCCCGGATTTGCCAGTCACCTAGCCGAGCTAAAGAAGAACTATAGAATGACAGAGCCGCCCGACAATCCGGGCGCGGTAGATGCCGCTCTCATCCGTTGGGGCTATTTAAAGGTGCCTATCACTCATCTAGGGATGGAGGCATGGGCGAGACTGCCTTCCTCCACTCCCGCTACTCCCACTGCTCCAGCCGTAACCACTGCTCCAGCCGTAACCACTGCTCCAGACGCAACTGCTACTCCATCGGCGCAGATTCCCATCGACGCGCCCGCGCCATTGACTCGCCGGGTAAACTGGGTGGCGAAGGGCGCCGCTTAATGAATGTTCCCGACAACCTCCTTCGCTGCGCCTGTGGTACGCCTGTGATGCGGTTTGAGGGCGGGAAGATCGTCCTTGAGGTTCGTCATCACGGTGAGAAGCATACGGCGGTCATTGATCTGGAGAAGCGCGAGGTCGAGTTCCAGTTGACAGGAGAGAGGGTTTCTGCTATTTGTAGGTTCTAAGACATATTGTGTGCCGAGAGCGCCCCTAACAACTGTTTGGGGCGTTTTTTGTGCCTCTGCCAGAAGGCTGACGCACCGGAGGGTATATGACGACAGAGCGAGAAGTCTTGGGTGCTGAGACGGAGGACTCCCAGTCCACGCTGGTTGAGCAGGATTGGGGGGCCGAGACTACCGCCCCTGAGATATCAAGGGAAGGGTTCGAGAAGATACAGACTGAACTGGAGGCTGAGAAGCAGAGGACGCGCAGCCTACAGGGGCGTCTCGATAACCGTCAGTCAGCGGGGGAGGTCTTTACACTCCGCAGTGAAGTGGCGGGACTTGCTGAACGCATGAGGGAGATACGCCTCTCACAGATCCAGCAGGATGTTGATCTTGAACCGGAGGAGAGGGACAAGGAGATTGCGAAGCTCACGCAGGAGAAGCAGCGAGATGCTGATGCTACGGTTCTTGTACAGCACAGCGCCGACCTTGTTACCAGCATCAACGAGTTGATTGAGGAGGCGGTTGAAGCTGGCGTGGATATCACGCAGGAAACGCCGTTTGTGAAACAGGCTGCCGAGGATTGGGGCAACCAGACCTCTGTCGCCGGGCTCAATGACGTTTACCGCAAACTCATCAAAGGAATTGTTGGCAAGGTTACCGCGCAGTCAAAGACGGCGACCGCGCAGCAGCGCAAGGAATCCGAGGAGGATCGCCAGAGAGAGAACCGTGAGAACGGGACGATGGCTCTGGGGGCTCCTGGTGGCCGAGCGGCTGGAAGGCCGCGTGATGACTTTGCAAATGTGTCTCCTGGCGAACTTTTCTCACGGCATCTAACGAGCGAAAGATAAATCAGTTTAGGAGAAGGATATGCCTACCCTTTCAGAGTACGCGAATTTAACCAATACAGACGACCTGACAAGGGGTGTTTATAAGACTCTTCTCACGACAGACGCACTCATGGCGATGCTGGCCTTCAAGTCTTTTGAGGGCACGGCTTTCGCATGGAACGAGGAGAGTACGCACCCCACAACGACGTCCTTTGCCGTTGGCAGCACATGGCAGGACTCCGAGCCCACCTTCACCCGTCGGACGACCAACCTTGCCATCGTCGGCGTCCAGAGTCCTCTGGACCGCTACGCGATGCAGACACGCTCTTCTGTTCAGAGCCAGAAGGCCGTCCTACTGGAGCAGATGTCTCGGTCCTTGGCCCGCAAGATTGGGCAGTACGTCATCAAGGGCGACTCTGCCGTTACCTCGACGGAGTTCGACGGCCTTGACCGCTATTGCCGAACTCGTACCCGGATGATGGCGATGGACGACGGCGTGATAGATGGACCGGGGGCAGCAGAGACAGAACTGACCCTGGACCGTTTGGACGCTGCTGTTGACCAAGTGGATGATGGGGCGACCAAGCCGGATGCTCTCGTAATGAATACCACGATGCGACGGAAGCTCACCTCCCTGTCCCGTGCATCGGGCAGCGGCGTGGTGCTGGATAGCATCAACCTGTTCGGCCACAAGGTTACCACCTACGATGGTATTCCCATCCTGCTTTCCAACTGGATTACCAACGAGGAAACCTACGCCGACGCATCCACATGGGCTTCCAGCACAGCTACAACCATCTTCGCGGTGAAGTTTGGGCAAGAGAAGGATGGGTTCACGCTCATCCACAACGGGTCGGTCCTCAATCCAGACGTACAGGATGTCGGGATCAAAGAGAACAAGAACGAGAACCTGTACCGGATGGTTGTCTACCTCGGCTCTGTGGTCTTCAGCCCGAAGCAGATCATCGCCCTTGGTGGTATCGACTCCGCAGCGTAATAACACAACTAATAGTCCTTTCGGTAGTTCACCGAGAAAGGAACTCAAATGGCTGACCCATACGTTCGACAAGCAAGGGGCGTCTTCTACGGGAAGATCGGCGCGGACCAAACGAATGTTGTAGCTGGCGATGCCGTCTACTTTGATGGCACCGACTGGGAGCTTGCCGATGCTGATGACAACACAAAATTCGCTGAAGCCATTGTTACCAACTCCTACGCTTCAGGGGACACCAACGCAGCGCTTTGCCGCTCCTGCGTCATCGTAGACACAGACGCTCCCTACACCCAAGGGGATCAATACTTCCTCAGTACCACCGCAGGATCGCTGACGGCGACGCGCCCGACAGGGGCCAACAACCTCGTTCAGGTAGTTGGCTTCGGGCTGTCCACCTCTGAACTCTATGTGGATATCCCTCCTGTGCGGGAGTTGCAAATTAACCTAACGTATCCATACGTTGGCCATGCGGCCCCCCAGGACAACGACAACGACTTCTACGGGATCGGAACGGATGACACCAACGCCGTTGCCGCAACGGGATTCATGGTTCCACAGAACTGCGTGGGGCTAGAGATTGCCTACAAGTGGTGGTGCGGAACTGGAACTGCGCTGGATGCCTCGGACACCTACACCTTCGATGCCAGCGCAGGAGTTGACGATGAGACAACCTCTGCTACGACTGACGGCATTACTGCTACAGCTATGACCGTGGCAGCCAATGACCTTGCCATAGGAGATGTCACCGCAGGGCTTAATGCGACAGGCATCATCGAGGCTGGTAACTACGTCGGGATTGCTGTCCAGAAGGCAGCAGAGGGCTCAGGCGGCGACGACTCAATTGAGCTAGGGACCGTCGTGGTTCTCCTGGTGTGCTAAATGCGCCAGACTAAAGGGGACGCAGTTTTCTCCTTTGAGTTAAAGAACGTCCTCATTGGAGGGGAGCGGGTGGGGTTTGACCGCCGTGCCCGCTCCCTCCAACTCGCAGGAGAGTCTGTCCCGATTGATGAGTGGCTGGAAATCAGACGGCGCATTGACCTCATCATTGGACATGAGATGCGGTCAGAGGAGTGGAAGGAGCTAAGGGAGAAGCTTGCTTGGCTGGGGAAGAGGGACCGATTGCCCCGTGAACTGAGGGACTGGGAGCCGGACGGCCAGAAACCATCCACAAACTTCCTCTCCCGCAACTTCGATGTACTGAACGACATGAAGGATGGAACGGTCAAAAGGGCTCCCTGGTGGATTCGGTGGCTCTACAGCGCCGTTGTGACGAAGGGGAGCTAGGAACCATGACAACATTCAGTCGAGTCGTCATCTGCGGATGCGGCGTGGAGCGGAAGGATACCGCCGTTGCCCTGCGAGTCCATGAGCGCGGAAAGGTTCATCAGGCATGGGCAGCGCGGCCCCAGGAGGAGGCCGAGGAGACTGTGGAAGAGGAGCATGATAGCCTTCCTCCAGACCTCCAGGCTGCCGTGGATGCGACGGAGGATTCGCCCCAGCATAGGGCCAAGATGGTCCGAGGAGCCTTTGCAGCGAGGGGGTGGACGGCTGAGTTTCCTGGGCCATACGGGGCGATACGCGACTTTCTCAAGGCAAATGGGATTCCCATTATCGGGTAAGGAGTAAGACATGGCCGACACGACAATTAGGCACCGCTCTCCGTTTATCTCGGCAGCGTCTCAAGCGATTGGGGCGAGTGCGGAAACCATCACTGAAGCCGGACAGACGATTCCACAGAACACGGGGAATATCTGGATCTTTTGTCCATCGGGCGATAGCCTCCATTGGCATCCAACAGGGACTCCGACATCATCCTTTGGTCACGCGGTGGCAGCCAATAACTGGGCGATGCTGACCCATGCCCAGCATGGAGCAAAGATCATCTCCGATGACGGATCGGATGTAAACTGCATCCTCGTCTATGAGCGAGGGGCTGGAAGGCAGGATCTCTCCTACTCCATAACCGCTCCGTTCTAACAATAATATAATCC